GAAGGACCATAAATTCTTTGACTCTTTGTAGTTACTGCAATACCGGGAAGATTTGATATTTCACAAAACAATGAAACTAATCTAGCATTTTCTTTTTTTGTAGCAAACTTACCAATATCACCCCCTGTTCCAACATTCATGATAGTACCGGGAGGTGTAAGTATTATTTCAAATCTATTTGGTCTTGCAAGATTTCTTGATTTTACTTCTTGTATAAAATTTATTAGTTTAAAATTTGATGCTGCCATTATAGACCTTTAGTTTTTGGAGACATTCTATTTACAGTATCTCTCCAAATATTTGTTTTATTTGAACCTACAAATTGTTCAATTGGCAACTGAGATGCGGTAATCCAATCATCATATTCTATTTTATGGAATCTTGATTGTACGTGACTATTAAGATAATGTTTAACTGCCATTTTTGCAGGATCTAATCTTGATATAGAATTCAATAATTTCCAAGATAATCTAACACGAGTATCTGTTGAATTATTTATAGTATAATCTGATAGTATTTTAAGTATTCTAAATCGCAACATATATGGCAAATAGTGTAAATTTATACCATAAAATCCATCTGGCACTTTTCTAAATGGCAATACTAAAGGTAATTTATCGTAATATGGTAATGTATCTTTATGTTTTGGATTATAATAGAATAGGTACATGCCTCCCGGCAATATTGCAGACACTAAAGGAGTTTCTCGAATAACTTTAGTTGTAGTTTGATTTATTGAGGAATTCCTCATCAAATTCGTAACTTGTTTTCGATACCATTGATAAGATTGTTCTTGACCGGACGCGGTTAATCGTATATCTTCAAAGGGATTGGTTGTAGCCATTTATTTTTTTATTCCTAAATCTTTTTCGGTTAGAATAATAAATTTCATATTTCTATCTTTGCAGAACTCAAATGCCGCTTTCCATTTTGCATCGTTAACCCCATATTGAAATACCTCATCTATGAATCTTTTGGTTTTTCTTTCTGGTATTTCTGGCGGTTTTGTAAATCTTTCGGGTTTTATTTCAACCAAATACTTTTCAATTAAATTTGATGCGGTTTTCACTTTTATATAAAAATCTACAAAATATCTATGAATTCGTTTGTCTAAGGGTGAAACATATGGGATAATTACTGTTTCCGACCCCCATTCAATTACAGATTTACTAGAATCGCACCATTTCATGAATCGCAGTTCCCATAATGATCTGTATACTATATTAGTAATATCGCCCTTGTATTTTTCAACATTATTTACCCTATATTTGCCCTTGTAGGTTTTGGTGTACATAACTTATATAAATAATTAATAACTTTTATATTTATAGTTAAAATACCGGACGAAGATAAATGGCACAAAAGAATGAAGTAAATCAAAAAGGATACAACGTAGGCGCTTTAGATTATCCTGAAGGCGTAGGCAGTAAACCAGATTTGCTACACTATGTTGAATTTTTTATAAATGTTCGAGAAGGTTCGCAATTTAGGAATAAAATAAATGAGGATGTTATTCCGAACAACGGAAGATATGATAGCACAGCATATTATAATGGAGGAGCCCTTACAAAAGCGGCAGCTCTTGCGGTAGGCGCGTCTGTTCTTACTGGTGTAGGGAATGCAGCATTAAATGCCAAACCAAGCACAGATGGGAAAACTTCGGCCGGCACCAATGCTGCAAGGGGGTTTCTGCGCGGAGCGTTAAAAGTTGGTATGGCAACTGGAGGTGCAATTGCTTTAGCAGAAACCGCAATTGGAGTTAGTGATAATCTAGATCCTAGAAAGAAATTGAGATTGGCGGATGTAATTTGCTTAGCTACACAAGAAAGACCCAGTGTATCATATGGGGTAAATTATCAAGATAAAGATATGGGAATTCTTGGTGGATTTTTGACAGATCAATCTGCAGCCGGATTGAATACTTTTGATGATGCCTCTCAATCTGCGTTACTTCAAGCAACAAAAATACCATCTTTATTGCCAGGATTTGGAGGTGCATCGGCCGCAGATATTATTCAACTAGGGGCAAAGGCAAAAACAAATCCCTTTAGAGAAGTATTTTTTGAAGGTATAGATTATAGAAAATTTAATTTTAGATATAAATTTATGCCAAGAACACGTAAAGAATCCGAAGCTGTTCTTAAAATAATAACAACATTCAAACAACATATGCATCCAGAAGTTGCATCCAATGGGTATTTTTATGTGTATCCTTCTGAGTTTGAAATATCATATTGTTATGGTAGGAACCAATATAACAAATATTTTAATAAAATTGGACAATGCGCACTAACAGATATGTCTGTTGAATATGGCGGAGAACAATTCTCAACCTTTAATAATGGTTCACCGACAGAAATAAATTTAACATTAAGTTTTAGAGAATTAGAATTGGTAACTAAGAACTCTATACTAGAACAAGGATATTAAATGTTCTTTTCAAAATTTCCTTTATTACAATATACTTTAGATGATGGTAAAAGTTTTCAATATATTCCAGATATACTTAGACGTATTGCGCTTGCGGATAAATTAAAACAAAATAGTTCATACTTTGAAGAATATGACATAAAGGATGGCGAAACTCCAGAGATGGTTGCCGAAATGAAATATGGCGACTCTCAATTACATTGGATAATTTTAATGGCCAATGATATAATTGATCCTAGATTTGATTGGCATCTAAGTTATTACAATCTTGTAGAATATTGTAAGGGAAAGTATGGGGCCGCAAATATTAATAAATTACATCACTATGTAAATCAACAAGAATATATTGTAAATGGTTACAGGTCAATGCGCGAGGACTCTACATTTTTAAATCCCGGATCAATTGAATTGGAACAATCAAATCAAAATATACAAGTTAATTTAGTCTTACAAAGTTTTCAAACAGGTAAATTATTTCCAGTATCAAATCTTATGTATGAAAATGCTGAGAACGAGAAGCGAAGAAGAATCAATATTATTAGACCACAAATTGTTTCAACTATAGAAACAAGTTTTAATTCATTAATTACAGCATGACTACCGTTGCAAAAAATTTATTATACGAACCAGGTGATATACGAATTAATATGTTAATATTAAAATCACTAAATAATTTTGTATCAATAGAAGATTATTTAGTAGAATTAAATATCTATGAAAATATATTTAATAATACTTTATCTGGCGATGTTGTTTTATCGGATAGTGGAAATATAATTTCGGAACTACCTATTCAAGGTGACGAATATCTTATAGTAGATGTTGTTACTCCTAGTTTTACAGAAGGTATTAAAAAAACTTTTAGGGTAACAGCCGTCGAAAATAGGACAATAGTACGAGATCAAAATACTCAAATCTATACAGTAAGATTCACATCAATAGAAGCATTTACAGATGCATTACAGCCTTTACATGGTTGTTATTCTGGCGATGTATCTGAAATAGTTGGTAAGATATTTAATAATTATATTTCAACTGAAAGATATTTAGTATTAGATACTAATAATTATGCCGGATTAACTTTGGATCCGGAAAAATCTGGATTGAGAATACTCGGAGGAGGTACTTCAAATAAAGTAAAGTTTGTTAGTCCTGGTTGGACAGCACTTGATTGTATAAATTGGTTAGCTACAAAAGCAATACCTAAAGAAGGCAAGGCCTGCAATTTTTTATTTTGGGAAACTTCGAGATCATTTTATTTTGGAAGTATTGAAGAATTATTTACACTTAATGAATCAATTGGCACTTATAATTATGCAGCAACTGCTGCATATCCGGGGACAGATGATATAAATGAAAAAATGACTCTAATACAAAAATTAGAAGTTTTAAAGGGCATTGATCATTTATCAAGTTTAGAAAATGGATATTTTGCTAGCAAATTAATTGAATTGGATCTAATCAATAAAAAAATAACTTCTACTGATTATGATCATTCAAATGAATTCACAAAATATACCCACTCGCGCGGTCGGCAAATGAATAAAGATAGTGTAAAACCATTATTTAATGAACGAAATTTAATTTTTAATCCTGATTTTTATAAAAGAGTATATCCAAAACAACCTGGATTACATTCAAATTCTACAAATAATTATAATGAAAGAATGAGCGAAATATATGGTAATAGAAAATCTAATATATTAGATTTGAATTCTTTTAAATTAAATATTTTAATACATGGTAGAACCGATATTGAAGTAGGTCGTACAATCTACATAAAGTTTCCAGCAATGTCCCCTGTAACCCCCCGAGATTTAGCTAAAGAAAAAATAGATATAAAAAATACCGGAACATATTTAATAACTGCCATACATCATAAAATAAATGCGTTTAAACATACAGCATCCCTTGAAGTTATTAGAGATTCTGAGCTAGTTTGGTCTTAGCGCGGATTGTAAGTGAACAGATTTGTAAACAAATTAAAATAAAATAATATGAGAAACGTATACGGAAATCCAACTTTTGTTTGGTGGGTTGGTGTTGTTGAGGATAGACAAGATCCTGATAAATTAGGTCGATGTAAAGTTCGGGTTGTAGGATATCATACTCCGGATGTAGAAATATTACCTAAAGAAAAATTGCCATGGGCATTACCAATGACACCAATAACTTCGGCAAGTACCTCCGGAATAGGAGTAGCACCTTTAGGGCCAGTGGAAGGAACATGGGTAGTTGGATGGTTTTTAGATGGCGAGGAAAAACAACAACCAATAATGATGGGTACTTTGACAGGTTATCCAGAAATATCAACTACGTCAAATACAAATCCAAATAATCCAGCAGCCGATCCAACGGGCCCGTTAAATGATCCTAGATTGGCATCACAAAAAGGATTTAAAGATCCAAACGGAGTATATCCGAAAAAAGATTATCAAGGTAAACAGGATACAAATAAGTTAGCTACCGGCGATAAATCTCACGCATATTTTTCAGTAAAATCTAAAAATAGAAAAACAGATATAAAAAAACCGTCAAAAAATGGAACTTGGAGCGAACCCCCTGCAGCATTCGGCGCACGATATCCAAATAACCAAGTAACAGAA